TCATTTTTTTAAGTTTTAAATATTATAAAAAAAAGGGTGGTAGATATTCCACCACCCTCGTTATTTTATTGGTTAAGATTAGTTAGCTGAGTTAGTTACACCGTAAGTAACACAATCTCCAGCAAAACCATATTTAGCATCTGCAGTAAAACGCATAATTACTCGTACGTTTTGAGAACCATCAAGGTCTGCCATATCAATAACTTTAACTTCATTCAAGTCAGAAAGAAGACCTGTAGCGAAGTGTAGGTTAGAAGACTGAGTTAAAAGACCTCTGTTGTCATCAAGACCATAAGCCAAGAAGATTGGAATACCATCAAAAGAAAGTGAACCGTTAGTATACCACTGAGTACCTTGTGCGTTAACACCATTAGCACCCAAACCTGATGCACCGAATCCACCCAAAGCACGGATATAAGCACGTACGATGTTAGAAGAAAGATACAATTTCAAATCTGGTTGTCCGTACAAACGAGATGGACAAGCGTCTACGATTTTCCCAAGTTCAGCGATAACGTCACCTGCATCTACTGTAGTACCTGCTACCTCTTGTGCAGCTGGTAAAGTAGCATCAACTGCAAGTTGGCGCATAATACCTGAGAACTCACCTGCAGAAGCATTGTTACCTTCCCAAATAACACCTTCCATATGAGAAGCAACTTTCTCAGCTACGTGAGCAATAAGGAAATCAGCGAAAGATTTAGGAAGAACATCGAATGCTCCGTAACCCATCTCAGCCGCCTGCCAAGTTTGGTGGAAATCTTTTTTACAAAGTTGTAGGTTAACTTGGAACTCTTCAGGATTCAATACTCTTTCAGTAAGAGTTAAAGTTGAAGTAGCGTCGAAATCACAAGTAGCGTTTTTAACGATTCCGTCAGTAGCAACACGTTGGATAACTTGTTTGTACTTAACATTTGGGTGGATAGTTAAACCACCTTGCTCTAAAGTTGGTGCAGACAAAAGCGCTGCAGCAATGTACTTACCTGCGAACTCCCCAGCGTAAGTAGTTGTAATTGATGTTGTAGTAGCCATCTTTTTTTTAAATTATTAGTTAATTATTTATTTAATTTTTCAAGGATAGAATCCATTGTAGTTCTTGCTCTTTTAGAAGCAAATTTGAATCCTTCTGCTTTATTTACATTCTCAGGATTGAAAGTGATAGGAGATACTTCCTCTAATTCAACCTTATTCTCTTTAGTAGTTTCTTCAGTAGCAACTTCTGTAGTAGGCTCAACTTTTGAAAACATTTCTAACTTAGCTTTCAACTCTTCGTTTTCAATTTTAAGTGCTTCCATTTCTGAGAAGAACGTTTCTTTAACGATAGATTCAACCGTCTTTTTAATGTCTTTAGGTGCTTCTGCTTCTGCCTCAACTTCTACCTCTGCTTCTGCTTCTGGCTCTTCTATCGGCATTTCCTCTTCAGCTTCCATTTCTTTAATTTCAGCAATAATACCTTCTTCGATTACTACCAACATTTTAGAATCTTCCAATTCATACTCTCCTACAGGCAAAGCAATTTTTTGGTCTTCAGCAACTATAAAAACTTCTGCTCCTGCTTCAAACACTTCAGCTTCTAGAATAGTCATTCCATCGGAAAGTTTCATAGTAGCCAATTTAACTTCCATCCCGAGAAGTTCTTTAATTTGATTGATTACGTTCTTTTTCATATTTAACATTTATAACTTAATAACTTTCGTGTTTTTAATCTGTTGTATTTTTTAATTAATCTGTCTTTCCGTGTTCGTGTTTACAACGTTACTTATGACTTGATTTACCGTACTACCAACTCCTTGATTTTGCAACTCTCCTGTGCAGCATTTTGAGTTGTACGTTCCGTCTTCACAAAGGCATCCTCTTTTACCGCCTTTAGGACTTGTCTTACTTAGTGTTTTTTGTTTTGCCATCTTATTTGTTTTTGATTTGTTCTAATTTACGTTGCGCCCATTCTACTCCTTCATCTCCACCCCAGGCTAACCACATTAATCTGCCGCATCCATCACCTAACTCTTTCTGTGAGTTTTGTCTATGTCTTTCAAATGATGCCATTTTAGAAATTGTTTCTTCTGAAATGGGTTCGTTATTAGAAAGTTGACTAGCGCGAATTTTCCCAACGGCAGTTCCACAAGAACCCCATCCGTTCTCTTCAGCGTATCGAACTGCTATCTTTGCGTTTTCAACTGCTGCTTTTGGATAGTCTGTGTAGCTTTCAAGTTGTACAGGTAGTTCGTCTTTATGATATAAATATTCGCTATCTTCTGTATGTACCGCTCCCGTCATTAAACGACCTGAAGCGTCTTTATGCATTGGTCCTGTATATAGCTTTCCGTCTTTTGTGTAATGCTCTACTCCCTCTTCTAATTCCTCTTGTTCAGCTTTTAAAATAAGTGCTTTTAACTTCTCAATTAATTCCTCTTCTGTTTCTGGCTCAGTAACTGCAGGTTTAAGGCTCATTTCGTATTTGTCTGCAAAGTAACCTTCTATAGAAAATCCTTTTACCTTACCTTCTTTTACGTCTTTCCATACCTCATCATTATTTACCTTCATAGAAATCATCCAAGTTCCTACAGGTAGACTGAATCCGTATTTTGCAGATTTGTCTTTTTTCTCATCTTCGATAATCCACGATTCTACCACACTCATTCCACTTAATTTTTTATCGTGTTCGTATGTAGCGTTGTTTTGGTTTGCTCTCATTAAGAATAACTCAGATGCTTTTCTAACCGTGTCCTTACTAAAATAGATATGATACTCTTCGTTCTTGTCGTTACGTCTGTAGATTTGTTTATTAGGCACTAAAGCAGCACCCATTAAGATACGCTTCTCAGTATCTATTTCTTTTAACTCTACTTCGTGTTTATGTAACGCAATAAAGTTTTCCTCTATCGCAGGAGAACTAACAACTGAAACGGCATCTATTCCGCTCATCTCATCGTTCTCGTCTATAACTAATTCTATTATCTTATTCATATCCTAATAACTTTATAATTATCCAAACGTTGCGTTATTCACTCTATTCCTATCTAAAGACTGAGCAGTCGTTACATCTCCACTTACTACATAGGCTTGAATTAATCCCTCTCCTAATCCTGCTAATGGGTTTGTAGCTTGAGCGTTTCCTACTATGTTAAAGTTAGGAGTGATTACATTCGATGCACCGCCACCGCCACCACCACCGCCACTTGGCGCAGGAGCAGAAGCACTAATAGAACCGCCTCCTTCAAACTTCTGAGAAGTGATGTTTTTAACGTTTACTAATCCTGCTGCTATTGCTGCCGCTGCCGCTACCGCACCTAATACAGGTCCAACTACAGGAATACTTGATAATGAAGCATAAGCACCTTGAGCAGCTTTATAAGTGTCTATTGTAGCGTTAGCTATATTCGCTGCTTTTTGTATCTCAAATGCTTTCTTTTGTTGCTTTTCACTTTTACCTGCAAATAACTGAGCAAGGTTCGCAATAGTGCTTAGAGTGTTTTGAACCGCTTGTATTTTAGCATCGTTTAATTCCTTAACTCTTTGCTTCTCTTTGTCTTTTGCTTCTTTATCTGCGGCAGCTTCTGCATCTCGTGCCTCTTTTCTTATTCGTGCTTCTTCTTGTGTAGCTTCCCAAAGTAAATCTAATTTATCTTTAGTTTGTTGTCTTTCCCCAAGTGTTGCCGTTACATTCCTTTCGTTATCTGCATCACGTTGGTCTTTATAAAATTTCTCTAAATCTTCGGCTTGTTTCTTTGCTTTATCGTCTGCTTCTTTCTGGTCTGCTAATCTTTTATCATTTGCGTCTTTTTGTGCTTGTCTACGTGCATCCGCTGCTTGTTTATCTATAGCTTGTATTTGTAGTTCGTATCCTGCCTTTTGGTTTTTAAGTTCAATAAATCTTTCCTCTGCTGCTTTAATTAATAAGTCTCCTTCTTTTGCAGTTTCTGCAGGGTCAAAAACTATATTTGCTGCGGCACTTTTTATAGCGTCAAAGCCCTTTACAAGTTTGCTATCAATTCCAACAACACTTGCTATTTTATCAATAGTCTTTAACAATACATTTATTGGACTTGTTAAAAAATCAAGTATGCCTACTAAAATATCTTTGTTCCTCTTAGCCGCTTCAATTTGTGCGGCTTTAGTAACTTTTTGATTTTCTATATTAACCTCAGCAATTTTAATAGCCGTATCAAGTTCAGCTATTTTGAATTGGAGTATCTGCTTTTCGGTTTTACCCTGTAGCTTTAA